TAATAGACACGAGTGTTAGCTTTAGACCAGCTACGCTGATCAATGATTGCTTGAATCATTTCTCTTTCAATCTTTCGCATGTTGTTAATGAACGATGTAATGAAAGGGATGTAATATCCCAGTGCTTGCAAGGGAATCGAACCCTTGCTTCAACCATTAAGCAGTTAACATTGAGTATCCCTTGGTCTCAGTGAACTTCCCGTACTTACAAGTGCAGTAGTCCTCGATGAGAATCCAAACGAATTTGTTAATCATTTGATTGATAGATGGATGCTCTTTAGCTACATCTACATAGAGAGATTTACCGTAGATATCTGTTAGATAATCCTCGATCTCTTGCTCGTGCTCCCAGAAGAACTCTTTGGTTTCCCAGTAATAAATAAAACCACCAGGTGCACAGTTAGCGCAGCCTTGCTCGGCTATATCTTTTACCTCGTCCATGTCAGTAAATCTATGGTCGAGAGCATCAAATAATCTAGAAGACATGATTAAATAAGAACTACTCTCAGTGAGTAGTAATAAGAAGAAGAGGATTTGATCCTCAGCTACACGCTGTATTCTTCCCAGTATTCCTGAAGTTCATCAGGGTCAGTAATAGTTTCACTATCCACAACCTTGTAGTGATCACCTAGTCCTGAACTGGATTTATCCCAGTTATTGTTGATAACATCAAGGACTAACTGCGAACAGTTAGGTGATACCAATGCAACAGGACTTGTAAGTCCTTGAGGTGTGAATGGTATTAGTTTTTTCATGAGAAAATATAAATAAACAAACAGCAACAACCCTGAATCGAACAGGGATTAGCGAATGCTAATGACCCAAACGGTGTTGCTTGTTCATGTCAACATTTGGCCTACCAGGTACTGTGTATCTCCAATGCTGGTCTACTGTTTCGGCTGAAGGGACACCACCGATTCGACTACATCACCACCTGGATTGTCGGCAAATTATTCAGTTGTCAAGATGCGTTTAAGACTTTTTTCACCAGCTGAAGGGACACCACTGGCTGAGTGCTCATTTGATTCTGATTGAATCTTGAGAACTCTCTCACCCTCTAAAGAGAGTTCGAAAGATCTCAATCTTCAAAGAATCAATATGAATTCATTGTACCACGGTGGACAACACAAAACATCCAGCCAACTGTACAAAAGTGGACAGAAGCCAGTGATAGCAGTAGTGATAAGTATCTCTTATGTAAATCAATTCGATCCATTATCACAGTGAGTGACTGGTGTCTACCATTTGTGTTGATTTGCTGACCCGACAGATCGCACTACACAGGCGAAACCAACTACCACGCCCGCCTGATGCGCCCGCCCGCGTTAGTTGGTCACATCCCAGTGAAAACCACCAGATTAATCATCTGGTGACGGCAAAACCCGCGCCCGCGCACCCCCGCCTGGGGGTAATGCGTCCTTGCCACACCGCTTATTCGACTTCAGAAATTTATGCCAAAAAGTCACGGTTGAATTGCTCTAATCCCTTATCTGTTAGGACGTGAGAAGCCATACCATCAAAGACTTTTGGAGGAATTGTACATATATCAGCACCAAGACCAAAGGCTACTCCAACTGACTGAACATCTCGTACCGATGCAGCCAATATCATGGTATTAATGAACTGTTTCTTGAATACACTCGATATATCGTTGATTAACCTCATACCATCAAGGCTATTATCATCCATACGTCCAATAAAGGGTGAAACATACGTTGCACCTGCTAAACCACACAATATTGCCTGACTTACACTAAATACTAATGTCATATTAACTCGGATACCGATATTCCGAAGATATTTACAGACTTTTAGACCATCTATCGTACAAGGAAGCTTAATTGTAGCTACGTTCCCATAGTTCTCGTTAACAGTAAGAGAATTCTTCAATAACTCATCATAACTCTCACCATATACTTCAATACTCAGATCATCTACTCCTAATTCGATTATATCTCTATAAACCTTCCAAGGATCTCTACCACTCTTCTTAATCAGTGTAGGGTTAGTAGTAATACCGTATATAAGACCAGTACTTACTCTTTCTTCTATATCAGATACAATAGCTGTATCAAGGAATAACTTCATTACGTTCGTTTGGGTGTTGGGTGTAGGTGTTATAGAAATATCCATTCATCGGATATATGTATAAAGGGGAAGAGTTGTCTACGAAGTAGGCAATGTCTTCCCCTTTGAGGGGCGAGTCCACCCTTCTCTCCCCTGTATACGGGGACCATCGCTCAAACCCAGGTAGGGACTGAGCTTTTACCGTTGTCTAATCTGTTAGCTTCGTCACGTTGATCTTTGTTCATACCTAAGACCATATGATCAGCTGAGGCATGAGGATTGTCTAAGAAGTCAGCTAATAGAGACTCCCATTCTTCTTTCTTTCTTTGCTTGATAGTTTCGTGAGCAGAGATAGATAAGGCATCTGTAAAGTACTTAACGCCTTGAGCAAGACAATCTAATCTGTCGTCATGTTTAATAGCTCCTTTTTCACGACACATCCTCCCCATTTGGTAGAAGAGCATGTACATGAGTCTTTTCTCAGGAGCTTCATCTTTGTTAGATGCGTAATCCCATTCTATTACTTTTTTGTCTACTACTAACCTGTGTTGGTTCATGACAGGTTCGAGAGAGTCAATGATTCTGTCTTCTTTACGGACGTTAGCTCTAACCTCTTCTATGTCTATATGTTGACCTGTCATCTGTAAGTGTTTCTTAAATAGTTCACCTACGATTCCATCACCAAAGTTAGTTTCAATTACAAGTTTGGTAACGTTATACTTTCGACATCCTCTGAGTATATTGAGCAAGGTATTATCACTGTACCCGTCTCTGTACGCACGCATCTCATGCAAGAATAGGTAGCCGTTCTTTTGAGATATGAATGCAGCGGCTGTTTCATCCGTTCCTCGACCCGACGGATCAACCGAACATATGGTTTCGGAATATGGTGTCCATTCTCCCTGGAGCTGCATTGGAGAGTAAAAATAATCTCCTGGTAGACCGACTGTGGGTAGTTCTTTGATGACATTTTTTGGGTCTGAGCACCAAATGATTTGATCGGGACCAGACTTAGGATTAACACTGGTAACGATAAGATCAGCCATCTTAAGTGGGAATTTCTCTGCATCACTTAATGAGGTATCTAGTTGGAACTGCAACATGAAGTTGCTACGACCCATGGCTGCTTCTCTTTCCAGTAGGTCGTTGTCTGCGAATCTGTCAGGGTCAGTTACTTCCCATTCTTCAGCACCATTGTCTAGGTCTTCTTGTATCTGTGGTGCTAGTAGTCCTTCGTACTTAGTGAGTTTGTCTTTTCTTGGGTATCTAGATGGCCAAACAAAGGGACGGTAGTTACGCTCAGCCAGCTTACGATAAACAGTAAAAACAGTCTGAGGAGTCCCGAGATAGCAAATACGGCTATCACTTTTGGGGGTAAGGATACTTTCGGCTTCCGTGCAAAGTTGAAGAAGTTTTTCACGCATCAACTCCGTCATACTGTTTCCTGGAACTTCTATGTCGTCCAATACCATGAGGTCTGCACGAGATCCAGTGAGTTGTCCAGTAATACCAACGCTTTTTACGCTTGGAGCCTGATGAGGCGAGCAAAGTACGTCGAAGGAGATACGACTCCACCTTGCCTCGTCGCTTTTTGGTCTTAGGTGTGTTAACCATGGTGTTTCAATAATTAGTTTTTGTAGGAAGATAGACATGTTGTCTGCTCTCTCTTTTGAGGCAGAGATGATCATGATCTTTCTTTCTGGGTCTTTAAATAACGTCCATAACACGAACGCTCCAGTAATCCAGCTCTTTCCGACTCCTCGGAAGGCTTGGATCTGTAGACGTTTTGGACCGTGTTGTAAATAATCAGCTATTGCGAATTGTGCTCGTGTTGGTGGTGGTAGTTCAAGCTGCTCCCATAAAGCAGTCAGAAACAGCTTGAAATCACCCTGTAGAGCCTCTAAAGGGTTGGTCATGTATGATTGGATAGATTGTTATTTTCTTCCGTGTCTGAGGCGTTTTCTGTTGGTTGAAGTAGGCTTACCAGGTTCCAATGCTCCACCAGTTAACGCATTAGCTACGTCGTGTGCGTCTTTAATAAGTAGACTTGTCATTACTATTGGTGCAGCTGGTCCTGCAGCGAGGGCTGCACCTTTCTTAACTAATTGTCTACCAGCTATTTGTAAAGCCTTTCTAGCTAGTGCTTTACTTATATTCTTACCAAATTTCGACTGCAACATCTTGACTGCTGATCCCATTGCTCTAGACGTACTTTGACCAACAACTAAGTCTTTACCGTACGTCTTAGCTGCATCGCCATAGTTACCACTTTGAATCATTGGGTATATCTCTTTAGCAGCAGAAGGTGTAGGCATAAAGTTTGTAAGAGCACCAGTGATTGCACCACCGATTGCTAGTTTCTTACCATTACTTAACTTTCCATTATTCTTGCCGTTAAGTTTCTTACCGTTAGTTCCGTTTTCTCCGTTCTCTCCGTTAGGTATTAAGTGAGTTGAACGATTGGTTTTACCACCGCCTCTCTTAGCCATTTCATCTCTTTGCTGGAACCTATCGTTACTTGGATCATATTTACTTTTTGTTTTAAGGTTCCAATTATCTTGTCGTATAGGTTGTCTATTCTCATCAAGTACAAGATCTCCACGCCTCCAAACAACATCACCATTACGCAGAATCTTATCCTGACCATGCCGTTTCCAACTATGCTTTTCAGCATTAATAATTAATTCTTTATTTCTCTGATCCTGAAAAAACTTTCCTAAATCAGCTTGTTGGTCAGGAGTTAGATCAATACCAGCATTTTTATATTCATGTTCTAACCACATTTTTGCTTGTAGATCATCTACATCTATATCACCTACTGCAAGTAAATTAAGACCTAAATGTGAAGGCTTAGGGCTAAGTGGATTAAGACCTAACTTTGCTCTATCGGTTGCATCTCTTATATCAGGTCTTTCAGCTGCAAAGTTTGTAGATGACCAATGCCAATTACTATTAACTCCTAATTCATCTAAATCTGTTCGTTTAAGAAGGTTCTTGTTACCATGTCTAACATTAGAAGCATGAAGTTCAGACATGCCCACATCGTTCGCACCAGCTGAATCATATGATGTCGTAGGTGTTAATTTACCAGTCTTCTCGTATGGATTAGCTTTGTCACCAGCACCTGAGATTGGATGACCTTTATCAATCTTTATACCAAATTTCATTGACATAAATTTGGCTGCTTTATCAAGTTGAGTAGACACATTATCTACCCAAGTCCGATATGGAGTTTCTAGTCCAACATGGTTTCTATTTAGCCAATCTATCTCACTCTGTGGTATCTCAAGATTTATTGCTCTTCTTTGAGCATCTGAAGTTGCTTCTGCAAGTTTTGTTTGCTTAAGATCGTAGGCTTTTTTTCTTTCGAGATTTTCAAGATAATGCTTCTTATTACTCTCTTTAAAGTCCATAAAAAAAGCCGCCCTTTCGGACGGCTACGAGGTATTTACTTTTTGGTTAGTACGACTTCTTATTGGCTATTCGTTTAGCTCGTTCTTCGAAGTACGCTTCTTTTGCCTCCCTCATTTCTTTGTATTCCTTGGCATCAGCTTTATCTTTGGGAGACTCATAGGTTGCTGTGCCTGTAAATTCTTTTGCCATTAATTGATGTGGTTCAATATGAGTTGTTCTCTGGCATGGTTACGTCCATATGTCTGACGCATCCATCCGAGCCAATGACTGCTACCTTTGCCTTGATTGCACTTTTGACAGGCGGGTACGAGATTGCTTGTAAGGCTTTCTCCACCGTTTGTTTTAGGTTTAACGTGATCGAGTGTAAGTTCATTAATTTCGTAGTTATTACCGCAATAAACACATGTACAATTGAAGTGCTCTTTAATAGCTCTTCTCCAGAGCTTTCGTGCATCTGAATTTGTCATGCTTATTAGGTTGTATAAATAGTGTTGTGGGCTAGGTAGTAGTGGGGTCATTTACGAATCTTTAATCTGCTTTTACGGTTAATAGAAGGTTTCTGAAGTCTTCCCTTGGTAGTACTGCCTTTGTAGTGAGCAGCATCTAGACCATCGTGATTACCTTTGGTTCCAAGTTTGATGTTTAACCTGTCAGCATTTCGTCTGATCGTTTTACCCTTTTTGGTCTGCATATAAGCTCGTTGTTGCGTACGTCTCTTTGCTGCAGCCTTTGGATTCTTTTTGTAATATTCGCTAGTTTTTCCTGCCATAGAGTCTGCTCTGTACGAGTTCGGGATCTACCTTTGGCATTACAGCTGCAAGCTTGGAGAGTGGATTACCATCAAGTGCAATACCGCTTATATCGTTTGTTTTAAGCCATTCACAGGCTGCCTTGAGATCTTGAGTAGAAGCTTCGCCACTTTTGACTCGCTTTAGAAACTCAGTTGTAACAAGGTTATGTAGTTCGTTAAATTGGTCTTCAGTGGCTCTTTTCTTCATTCTTTTATACCTGGGAATAGATTACGTCTGACAATCTCTACTGCTTTATCGTCAATAGTATTATCTGTTGACTTTGCATAAGCTTCGAGAAGTTGAATGATCAAATTCTTCACTGCAGTAGTGGAGAGAAAGGTCATTAAGATGGGTTTGATGATGATCATTTTCTGAGAGATTCGGGTAGTTGTAATTTTTGTATGTCCTCAATTTGTTGTTTTCTTTCTTGTAGTTGCTCTACAACTTGTCCAGTAGGTGAGTTTTTAAATCCTTCAATTATGTGAGCACCTACTGCTCCAAGGACTACTAGTCCTGCTAGGATTCCTAATTTAACTTTCATCTATTTCTTAGTTGTTTTCTTTTTTGCTTTTGCTGCTTGCTCTTTAGCTTGCTTAGCTATAGCGTCACTTAAAGTACTCATTTTGTTTGTGGTTTAGTTGGACATTTATACTCCTGTTCACTCCAAAGAAATTTCTTTTCTTTAGGTGTACAGTTTTTTTCTAGATACTCTTTTACAGCAGCCTCTTTATTCTTTTTGTATTCAACGATTGGTACTACGTCACTACACATGTCATAGA